GTTCAAGCTTGTAAACAGCCTGAGGTACATGAAAACATTTGGAGTGAACATCATTTGGACAGCTTGGGAAGATGTGCGGTCCATTGTGAATCCTGATGGAACATCATATTCTCAGATCATTCCTAAGATGTCAGCCAAGATCGTAGATAACATCTGCGGTCTGTGCGATATAGTGGGAAACATAAGGATCAACAAGGACAAAGAACATATGATTCTGCTTGAGGCAACGCAGAATATCTACGCAAAAAATCAGGTAGACTCAAGGAAATTCTGTAAAGTTGAAGACTTCACAAAGTTTGAAAAAGGAGGGAAATAAACTATGTGGGAATACAAAAGAGAAGAACAAACATTTGAACTGATCCCTGAGGGCGAACATCGTATCAGGATCAAATCTGCTGACAAGGCTGTTTCCAATTCAGGAAACGATATGATCGCATTTCAGTTTGAGGTGAGCGGTTATAACTCATTGCTGTATCATTACATCGTGTTCTTGGATGACAAGCCTGAAATCACGAACCGAAACCTGACACAGTTCTTTGACTCGTTCAAAGACATTCCTGACGGAGATTTCAACATGAGAAACTGGATCGGCAAGGTCGGTGCCTGCGTTGTAAAGCATGATGAATACAACGGAAACAAGTCTGCAAAGGTGAGATATTTCATTAAAGCGGAAAAGCAGGATGTTTTACCGCCTTGGGAAGAACCGAACTCAAAGGCAAAAGCATCTCAGGACGAAGACTTCACTGAAGACCTGCCGTTCTAATCTGAAATGGTAAGGGCGGGAAACCGCCCTTTTTTTAACAGGAGGGTTTACATGAACAATAAAAGACTTGGAACAGAATTTGAGAGAGAAGCTTGCGACAAGCTCAGCAAAATGGGCTACTGGGTACACTTCATTACTCCTGATCTTGCCACTGGAAAACAGCCTTTTGATATCATTGCCGTATTAGAGAACGTAGCAATAGCGATAGACTGCAAAACCTGCGTCGATCACATTTTCAGATTGAGCAGGGCAGAAGACAATCAGATCTTGGCTTTTGAAAAGTGGCTGATGTGTGGGAACGATGGAGCTTATTTTCTTGTCAAGCACGAAGGCAAAGCCTATTTAGTTCCGTTCAGAGATGTAAGAGATGACGGAAAGGTTTTGCTGGAAGAATGCGAGGTGCTGTTTGAATGCAATTCGTAGTTTCAAACACGATAAGGGTTTTTGATCCTAACGAAAAACTTATAAAGTGGTGCAGGGAAAAACTGGTAATAGACAATCCTGAATACGAGAAGAAGCTGAGAATAGGAAAATGGCTTGGAAATACATCCAAGAAGATCAGCCTATATGAAACAGTGGGGAACGAAATTCACATTCCGTTCGGCTGTTTTAGAGAATTATATTCAGACTTTCACGATAAAACTTTATTTAAGGCTTATTTTAGACCGATACAGAGGGTTTTTTACGATTCAAGGATAAAATTATATGACTATCAGGAAGAGGCTACAAATAAAGCTTTAAAGGCTAAAAATGGAGTGATCGTTATGCCATGTGGAAGTGGTAAGACTCAGACTGCACTGGAAATAGTGAACAGGATTGGGGGAAGATGCTTATGGCTTACACATACGCAAGACCTGCTGAATCAGAGTATGACAAGAGCAAAGTCGTGCTTCGGCTTACCGCTTGAAGATTACGGAACAATAACCGAAGGCAAAGTTGATATAAAAAAGATCACGTTTGCGACTGTTCAGACAATGTGCAGGATCGATCTTCGCAAGCACAGATACGACTTTGATGTAGTGGTTGTCGATGAATGCCATAAATGCGTAGGAAGCCCTACAAACGTAATGCAGTTTTACAAGGTGCTGTCCAACATAGGAGCGAGATACAAGTATGGCTTGACCGCTACTCCAAAGCGAGCAGACGGATTGGAAAAGAGTATGTTTGCGCTTCTTGGAGACATTATAATAGAGATACCGAAAAGTGTAGTTGAAGAAACAACCTGCACTGTCGAAACGAGGCAGATCGAAACAGGCTATACTCCTGATCTTGATGTAGTATTGTCAGGAGATGGAACAATAAACTACTCAAGCCTTATAGATGATCTTGTTCATAACAAAGAAAGATTTGATGTAATTTTAGAAATGATCGACAGTCTTCCTGATGGAAACCCAGCACTGATCCTTGGAAACAGGGTTGAGTATTTGGAGAGACTGAATGAGGCTTGTTCAAAAAAGAGTATATGCTTGTCAGGACTTGGGGCAAGCAAACGGGCAAAGCAGGAGCGAAAAGAAGCTTTGGAAAAGCTGAACATAGGAGATCTTGACTGTGTTTTTGCCACATATCAGCTGGCAAAGGAAGGACTTGATGTTCCAAACCTGAGATACGTAATTTTTGCCACTCCTGAAAAAGATGAAACTACAGTAACGCAGGCATCAGGCAGGGTAGGCAGAAAAGCAGACGGAAAAGACAAAGGAATAGTTATAGACTTTGTTGACAACTTCGGAATGTACAGAGGATGGGCGAAAAAAAGAGCCAATATTTACAAGAAATTAAAATATATATTGACGTAGTTTAATGGCAGGGGTACATTTTAAGAAAAAGGAGGGAGTTCAATTGAAGTATTCCATAAGAGATGTAAGCGAGATCACAGGCATCAAGGTGCGCACACTTAGAAGCTGGATCAAAAGCGGAAAAGTCAAATTTCAAAAGGACAAAAAAACAAGAAGGTATTACACCGATGCAAAAGAAATCAACCGAATAATGTTAGAAAGAAGCAAGAGCGATGCAGACAAGGATTGAAAACATACCTGATGAATTAAAAAGGTTGAAACAGTGGGTCTGCTGGGTAGGCTATGACAAGATACCTAAAAACCCATATACAGGAAATAACGCAAAAAGCAATGACTCAAGCACGTGGGGCACATTCGATACAGCCTGTGAAGCGTGCGACAAATATCATTTCGATGGTTTAGGCTTTATGTTTGCAAACGGCTATTTTGGAGTTGATCTTGATCATTGTCTTGACAAGGTTGACTTCTGTGATGAGTTTGTAGAAACGCTTCAATCATACGCAGAAATCAGTAAGAGCAAAAGTGGCTTGCACATCATCTGCAGGGGAGAACTGCCGAGCGGTGCAAGGCGCAAGGGCAACGTAGAGATGTACTCAAGTGGCAGGTATTTCATCTGCACAGGCAATCTTTACAACGCAAACTACAGAGAGGTCAAAGACTGCACGGAAAGCATCAAACTGCTTCACAGCAAATATTTGCCTTCAGAAGCTCCAAAAGTGGTCACAGTTGACCGTATGGAGGTCTGTGAGCTTGATGATTACGAAGTGATAGATAAAGCGAGAAATAGCAAAAGCGGAAACCTATTCAGCATTTTATACAGCGGTAACTGGGAAGGAGTTTACAGCTCTCAGAGCGAAGCTGATCTTGCGCTGTGCAACCAGTTGGCATTTTGGACACAGAAGAATGCTGAACAGATGGACAGGATCTTCAGGACTTCAGGCTTGTACAGACAAAAGTGGAATGAGAAAAGAGGCAACAAGACTTACGGAGAGATCACTGTAGCAAAAGCGATCCTGAACTGTACTGAGGTTTACCAGCCGAAAATTCACGATGACAAGAAGTTCACGTTTGCCATGTTTCAGGACGGCAAATTTGGAGTTGAGGAAGAGCAGAAGAAAAAATATGACATGACCGATACAGGAAACGCTCATAGACTGGTAGACAAATTTGGTACGATCATCAAGTATTCGTATAACCGAAAGAAATGGATGTTTTGGGATGGCAAGATGTGGCAGATGGATGAGGGGTCAGAGATCAAGAAGCTTGCAGATGTAGTATGTGAGGACATCAAAAAAGAAGCCATACTGGAGCAGGACGAGAAGACTCAGGTCGATATGCTGAAATGGGCAAACAAGACTGCATCAAGCAGGGGCAAGGACGCAATGATCAAGGAAGCACAGCACTTGGAGGGAATACCAGCAAGCCCTGACGAGTTTGACAGCTATACTGACTATCTGAATTGTCAGAACGGAATTGTAAATCTGCGCAACGGAGAGCTGTTGCCTCATGACTCCAATTTCATGATGTCAAAGATCACCTATGGAGAATACGATTCTACAGGTAAAAAGCCTGAGCTTTGGCTAAGTTTCCTGAATGATGTAACAAACGGAGACAAGGAACTTCAGGACTATATTCAAAAATGTGTAGGATACAGCCTGAGCGGTTCGACTCGTGAACAATGTGCCTATTTCTTATATGGAATGGGAAACAATGGCAAGTCAACATTCTTGGATGTGATTGCCGATATGCTTGGAGGATATGCGAGCAATGCACAGCCTGAAACGATCATGATGAAGAAATGGGGAAGCGATGGGGCAAATTCAGATATCGCAAGACTGAAGTCGGCAAGGTTTGTTACATCAGAAGAGCCGACAGAAGGCGTAAGACTGAACGAGGGTCTGTTGAAACAGCTGACAGGCGGTTCAAAGATCACCTGCCGTTTCCTATATGGAGACGAGTTTGAGTATGAGCCTGAATTTAAAATTTGGATCGCTACAAATCACAAGCCTATTATCAGGGGTACTGACTTTGGTATTTGGAGGCGTATAAAGCTGATCCCGTTTGAAGTGAATATACCGCCTGAGAAAGTGGATAAGATGTTGAAATACAAGCTTCGCAAGGAAATACCTCAGATCATGAAATGGGCGGTTGACGGATGTATCAAGTGGCAGAAGGAAGGTCTGAAAGAGCCAAGCTGTGTGCAGGACGCTGTGAAAGAATACAAGCAGGAAATGGACCTGCTTGCAGGGTTCTTGGAACAATGCGTAGTGATCGACTACGACTGTAAAGACAAGATCCCATCAAGCGACCTGTTCAGAACTTACAGCAAGTGGGCTAAAGACAATAATGAATTTGAAATGACTTCCAAAAAATTCTTCAGGGAGATCACCAAAAAGCTTCCTGACAAAGGAAGGGACAGCAGAGGGATCTTCTATACAAGCATCAGGTGGACTGAATACGCAAAAGATCTGTTAAGGGTTCAAAAGCAGTACAGCATTTATGATTTTAAAGAGTAGAAACAGCAATGTTTCTATTTTTTTTGAAAAAGTTTAAAAAAATTATTGACATATGAAACAGCCTTTGTTATAATGAAGATAGTTCAAAGGGCGAAAGAACCCAAGGAGGTCAAAACATGAACAAAATTGAAGTTGCTAAAATGCTGATGAAATTCTACAACATGCAGGCTGGTACCTGCTTCAAGGTTGGAGACAATCAAAGCAAGATCGATCGCATTTGCGAGTTTGTAGAATCTACAGGCGATGTTTCTTCAGCAAAGAACATCATCCGTGCGTGGGTGCAGACTCATCCTGAAGAAGCCAAAGAGGGCGC